CCTATTATACGAAAAAAGGAGGTCTTGCGACCTCCAAGTGGACAGTTTGGGAACTGGTCTCAACCGTTCTCACCTCTCTTTCTATTTTCTGTTTCTTTTGCCTTTGATTTTTTTGGACTATGTGCTCTTATTAAAGAATGCACTTCACCTTTCATATGAGAATCAACATCCATCATTTTACCATATCTTTTTCCAGTCTTTCCAAAACGAGTATTAGTATCTGGGTCATTATACATTCTATCAAGTTTATTTCCTACCTTTTTAGCAGGATATCTTTTATAACCTTCCATAATGTCCTCTCTCCACTCTTCACTCATATTCACCATAATTACTTCTGCTGCTTCTGGTGTTTCAGCATATCCTTCATCAAGTAAGTGTGAGAGGATGATGTCGTAAATATCTACTTCTTCATTTCTTGGATTTGGACCTTTCCACTGGTCTGTTCTTCCACCTCTAGTTCTCTTATCATCTTTTTTAATAGGGGATTGATAAAGATTTGATTTTTCATCAGATGCACCTGGTTTAGGAGTTCCTCTAGACCTTCTGAGTTGGCCTACTGTTTGTGTTTTTCCTTTACTAGTTTTGATTGGATAATCACGAAACTTATGTATGGATTTATTTTTATTGGAAGCACTAGACTGCTCATCATCAACCGACTTCATAGCACCATATCTAGCATAATCTTTATCTGACGGAGACTTTTTAATGTCTTCTACACCAGTTCTTTCCCTTTTTGCCCTATTCTTTTCTGCTGGAGTGTGGCCACTTTCTAGAGGATTCTTAGGGTCATTCCAAGGAACTTTGCCTTCACTCATAACAACTTCCAAATATGCTTCTTGAAGATTGCGAAGTTCTTGTGCGTCCATTTTTACAAATACTTTTTAGGTATTTATAAAAAAGAAGCGTCTCGTTGATTGAGACGCTTCTTGAGTGCTTGTCTTCGTGCTTTTGCTTGCCTCAGTGCTTGCGGTTTAAGTTTTCGTTTCTGTTCTTTCTTAGAGTGATGCTGCCAATTTGGAGTGTTCATTGTTCTTTGGTGTATCAGGACACCATACGCGAAAAACCTTTGACTTTTTCAAACTTGAGGACACTTTCAAATCTGTCCTCCATTCCAGTCTTATGGGAAATGATAAACACATTAGTATCCTTAATCACATAACGAATAATCTTAAGAAACTCTTCCGTCCCAAATCCATCAAGTGAACTATCAAATACCTCATCAAGAATCAATAAATTTGTATTAGTTGAATTTTTTAACTTGGCAACTTCACGCCAGGTAAAGAGAAGTGCCAAGTCTATTCGTTGTTTTTCACCCTCACTGAAAGAAGAATAGGAAAAGTCTTCGTGAATTGGAGACTGAACAGTTTCATTAAATTCTTCATCAAGAGTAAAGTTAATGTAAAAATCCATCATTTGAAGATACCTATTAACCTGTTGATTGATTAATGGTAAGTACTTTTTGATAATCTTAGACTTTACACCACTATCCTTTAATAAAGAGTATGAAAAATCATGATACTGTATCGAATCTTTTTTCAATAACAATTCATCATAAACTTGAGTTAGACTCTTATTAAATTTTTCTAACTTGTCATGTTCAGTATTTCGGTTTGCAATGTTCTCGGTAATAGTTTGAATTTCAAGTTCAAGGTCTCTGATTTGTCTACGACACCCAGAAATCTTAATGTTGTTTTGAGAAATGCCATTCGTTAATTTTGAAATTTCCTTAGATAGAGAAGTAAATTGACGCTCTCGCTCTTCTTCCTCTTTAATTGCCTCCTCCAGTTCTTTATAACCAGATTGCAACTCCTTTGCTTTATTTTGAGCGTCTGTAATTCTATTTAGTCTAAAGGTCTCGTCAATCTCCTGTGTACAAGTAGGGCAAACCATATTTTCGGTAAAGAACTTATGCTCTTTAGTAATAGTAGATACTTTTTGCGATATCTTTCCTTTAAGATTTCCTAACTTGCGAAGTTTATCAGCATATCCAGAAATCAACTCTTGCTCTCCAATAAGTTCTCGGAGAGGTTCTTCCATAGAATCATTCTCTTCAACATAATTGCCAATTTCCGCATCAAGATTGGCAATCTTTTCTTTATTGGCATTTATGTTGGCATTACTAAGATTTTCCAACTCCTCAATAAAGTTTTTTTGCAAATCAACTTTATCCTTAAAAGAAGACTTCTTAAGTTCTAAAGTTTTTATTTCCTCTCTAAGAGTTCTAAGTTTTTCTTTAATAACAACTGTCATATGAGAGAAAATCTTAATATCCAAAAGATCTTCAATAACCTCTCTTCGGTTTGAAGGAGTCAGTTGCATAAAAGGAACAAAATTGCTGCTACCAAGAATTACAATCTGAGTAAATGATTTATAATTCATCTTAAGAACATTTTGCTCAAACCACTTCTGCTGATCTACCGCAGATGCATTTTGATCCATTAAGGAAGAGTTTTTGTATATCTCAAAGATATTTGGTTTGATTCCTCTGCGAATTAAAAAATCATTTTTACCAATAGTAAATTCAATTTCAACTAAACAATCTTTCTCATTAGTTGAATTGATAAGTTGTGGTTTATTAATACCACGAAAAGACTTTCCAAACAAAGAAAAAGTCAAAGCATCTAAAACAGTACTTTTACCAGCACCATTAGATCCAATGATTAATGTTGTATTATTTTTTTGAAAATTAATTTCTGTAAATTGAGTTCCAGTTGAAAGAAAATTTTTCCACCGAATTGTCTTAAATAAAATCATCGTCTTCTATATTATCAGGAGGAATTACAATATCATTTGTGGTAAAAATGGCATATTCATACCCGTGACCTTCACAAGCTTGAATTAAAAGATCAGCATCAATTTCCATAGCCTTCATTTTTGGAAAATCTTTATCCTCTAACATCATAGCAAATCTATTGGCATCGTCCTCTTCTTCAAACATATAAAGAATCTGAGATCCATCTTCGCTTTTTGCTGAATAAGCACCCTGATCTTCGTGACCATCTACCGTAATTATGAACATTTTATGTCATTTCGCACGCTTCCTGATAAACTTCACGAATCAGATTTTTTAAAGTTGATTTATCCAATTCAATTTCCGATTCTTGAATATATCTATCTAGTATGGAAAAAGTATCCTCTGATTCAAAATGGCTAATGTCTTCGACTTCTTGAACTTGGAAGTTTTCAACAATCTTTAAATCCTGAACATTTGATTCATAAAGTTTATCAAGAAACTTCTCAAATTCTTTCGGATTAGTTTTCTTTCTAACAATCACTTTAACAATTTTATTTGAGTATTCTTCAAACTCAAAATCCTTTGCGAGAGTGTCTTCATAATAAATGTTATAAAACATCTTATATGGATTGTCGATATGAAAGTGCTCTAGAGTTTCGGTATCAAAAATAGTAAACCCCCGAGTATCATTTACATCCGTCCAGTAAATTTCATAAGGATTTCCTAGGTAGAAGACTCTTCCGTCATTCGACCGAGTGTGATAGTGTCCCGAGAAGACACGTTCGAACTTCTCAAATAATTTGCTGTCCAAACCATTCTCCATGACGATTTGTCGATTAACTCTAAATCCTTGGAGTTCAAGATGCCCCATCGCGACCTTGCTAGTTGTCTTTTTAATAAGTTTGAGAGTCTCTTTTTCATTTTCCTGATTAATCCAAGGTAAAAGTAATATATTTAAGTTACCAACACAAACCTCTGTGGGTTTACTATAGGTCTTAACATTAGGATAGTTCTTTAACAGAAGTTCCGGAGAGTTTATTGTATTAGTGTTCTTGTAATAAGTATCATGATTCCCTACTACCATATGAACATCACAATTCTTAAGTGGTTCAAAAACAACTCTTTTCGACCACTCTAAACTCTGATAATCAATAGACTTACGACTATCAAAAGCATCTCCCATATGGATGACTGTATCAATCCCGTACTGTTCCAGCGTCGGGAAGAACACATTCTTATAGAATTGCTCAAAATAATCGTGAAATGATTTGGAACCTTTACGAGCACCGTAGTGAGTGTCTGTGATGATTGCGATTTTCATCAATAACGAAGTTTCATCTGAACGTTTTCCTTGATGCTATTATAGTCGGAATAGTTCCCGCCGTCAATCTGGTTATCATCCACGAACACTTCATCGTATCCAGTCTTTTCCAGAATCTTATTTTTAATCTCCAACTGACGCTTCTCCCTTTGAATTCTTCTCAAAAATGCGTAGTGAATAATTTGAGTAAAGTAAGCAAAGGGGTTTGTTGATTTTGCTGGGTCAAAGTTATGAATGTACTGAACGCAGTTTTCAATACCATCAGAAATCATATCATCAATAAAAATATAATTAATGAAGTTTGTTTTATATGAAAGGTGAGTAGCAATCTTTAAGAAGCATTCACCAAGATAATTTGGGATTGGTGGTTTTCCTTCCCAATGCTTACCTCTTTCTTGCTTTGGTAACTTTGTCAAGTCTTCATTAAACTTTTCTTTGTAAGAAGCTTCTACGCTTTTTCTATAAAGAACCATTGCTTCCAAAAGTTCTTTGTTATTAACGTAGTGCTCCGACCTCTTTCTTTTTGTCATTATCGGAGTTGGTTCGGATTGGATTATTTTCACATTTGAAGTGGAAATCATAAAATACTCAAATATATATAAAACTAATTATACCACCGAACAAAGTTATACACAAGACTTGACACAGGTATTCATTTTCGTATATAATGTGCCTTGTCACCAATGATGAATATCAATTAGCTATTATTATAGAGTTTCTCTAAGAGCTCTTTTGCTTCAGCAACACTAGAGATATATCCTTGCTTTCTTGAAAGATTTGGTTTTCCAGTTTTAAAGTTATTCAATTTTCTAGAGAACTCTTGATGCATCATAATAATATCAATGTCATTGGATTCTGATATTGTCAATACCTGTTCCATATTGATGATAAACATATCTTCTCTTGTTGTTTTTAACCAAGGTTCTACTTTATATCCAACAGTACCTTTTCTAGATTTTATTTCAGATATTTGAATTGGATTAATTAATATAAGATAATGATTATTATCTTCTTCAGAAGGCATTACTCTAGAAAATATTTCTTCACTAGTTTTTAATTTTATTGTTGCATAAAAATCTTCTTCCATAAGT